CGCACTTCATTATATATTTCAGGGAATCTATTATACGTATCGTTCTTTTTAGAAAATAACATAACGAAAGCCAATACACAGAAAGATACGATTGTAGAAATAACAAACGTTCTGATAATCGTTGGTTTGCTAATATTCAGCATGGTATACGATAGACGAACATTTTAATATTTTGTATTTATATATGAAAGTCACTCTGAAAAGGAGTCCAAATCCGAAAAAGAAATACAGGGTCACATTCGAAGACGGGGGGCGTGTCGACTTCGGAGGTAAAGGCTATTCAGACTACACGATTCACAAAGATCCATCACGTATGAAACGGTATCTTGCGCGTCACGGACGCATGGGTGAAACGTGGACCAAAGGTGGTATGAAGACGGCAGGGTTTTGGTCGAGATGGCTTTTATGGAGTAAACCATCGATGGATGGAGCTAAACGATTCATGTCTAAGCGTTACGGTATCACATTTATTTAAAAGAAATGATCGGTTCTGTATAATTTAGCCTGATACGGTGCGGCTTTACCCAAAACGTTTATACTCTCATTGCCGTATAACTCCTTACATCCCAAATCATCCATACAGTCACGGCCATCATGTGTGACGGGTATCGAGTATATCTGTTGACCAGGCGTCGATGTATAGTAATGGTATTGATCTCTACGACCATTCACCTCCTTACCGTATAAGGGAAGTGTCTCATTATCTTCACCCAAGAGTACCCCCATTTGCTGAACATGTCCAGGTTTATAGTCCTTTATAGGCGGGTCTCTAAATTCTGGTTGTCTTCTGCGTACTGGTTCTCTTTGGCGTATGGGTTGAGGGAAAGGTACATTTACCGGAACTTCAACTCGCATGATCTGTTTGGGTCTTAGTACAAGGTACCCAATTATACCCAAAAGTATGACGATTAACGCATACCCAGTCGCGTTCGCGTTCTTACGTTTCATTTATATATCCTAGGAAAATATTTTAGGACGTGGGAGTATCCCAAGTTTAAGTTGAACCATAAGCCATAGTAGGAATAATATTGTTTTTACAGTTTGTCCAGCCGTCTTATTATCCATATTGTATATAGGACTCATCAATCGCCCAAAGAATGTGTGTTTTTCTTCTACACCGGTCAAACGAGATTCTAAGAGTGTCAATGCGCATGTGTCATCATTGATGGCCCAGTGAAAAAATACAAATGGTATTATGACTGAATACATTTTCAAAAAATTAACATTACTCGAAAACGGGATGACGAGCGACGATATAAAAATTATGGTGTGAATGATAAAAATAATATTCATCTCTTAATATGGACAAAGAAAAGAAAGCGCGTTCAAAAAATAAATTCGTGTGGTCTCCTCAACAGGAACAGATACTAAAGACATGGGGTGAAGCGTCTGCGTGTTATAGGTACATGCATAATCACGCGTTTTTAATCTATAAAAAACAAAACATGAATTTCTCACTGCCTGTAATTATCCTCTCTACAGTGACGGGGACCGCAAACTTCGCACAAAGTTCGCTACCTGCTAGTATAAGGGGTGCAGCACCTGCCGTGATTGGTGGGCTGAATTTGATTGCGGGTATAATCGCCACGGTGATGCAATTCCTAAAAATAAGTGAGATGATGGAAGGAAACAGAGTTGCTTCACTTCAATACGGTAAACTTTCGAGAACAATTCGCCTAGAATTAACACTCCCAATCGAAGAACGGTCATGCGACGGATCTACCATGATAGATACGTGTCGTGCCGAATACGACAAACTGATAGAACAGTCTCCACCAATTCCATACTTCGTCATTCAGGCGTTCGAAAAACAATTCCCGGATGATAATGGAATTTTCAAACCAGAAATAATGCACATTCAACCGATTGACATGTTTATAAGCGAAGATGAAATGGGAAACGAATTGAAAAAAGATCTGAACGCAATTCGGAATGAAAGTGGTGGTTTTGAATTGAGTGACGTTGTTATAAAATCTTAGAAAGACGACGTGTGAGATAGGCAACCATTATGAATAACATCACGTTAAAGATACCAATACAAATCAAATAAGGAAGAACCTTTCTTTTAACAGGGTCGAGTATCCTTGTATGAATTGTATCACTTTCCAAAAAAATATCTAAAGCTTGATCAGTAAGTTCGTCAGTAATGGACTCTTTCATTAAAAGAGTACCACAAAAAAAGTTGCGGCCACAAACGCTTCACCAAAATGAAATCGATTTGCTGGAAAAATATATACGCGACGGTAAAAATGTATTTATATGCGGACCAACCGGATGTGGTAAAACGTTTATAGTGAATAGCGTACTAGAAATAAATAACACGATTGAATTACACTCCGAACTTTTTCAAAAAAAGAGTACATTCATGAACTTGATAGGTGATACATCTTCGGATATATTAATTGACGGTTACGATTCGTCTATACACGGACACAAACAGATTATAGATCGCGTTTCTGAGCAAAAAGAAAAGGTCACACGAGGGTCTGTCGTTGTAACCTCTACAAATGTACACATGTTACCAAACTTCAAACTTATCATCGTGCCCCGTAGATCGCCAGATGCTATATGTTCATTAGCATGCGATAATCCAAGAGCCCGCATAGCGGCTGCTGAATGTCAAGGGGATATACGCAATTTTTTTGACTATATGAATTTTTCCCATGTAAAAGATGTTTTTAAAACATCTAAAGATATTGTCATAAATATATTATCAAATAGAACACACCCGTTTGACTTATCGCAAACTATTCACGAACACGGGCATGTGTGCGACGTTATATTTACAAACTATACACGCTCAGATAATTGTAATGCAGCCGCTATAACAGAGTCACTCTCACAAACAGATATATATGATAATTATATGTATAAAGGAGATTGGGGGTGTATGCCATTTTTCGTTACACATGCTATGGCCATTCCTAAGTTGAATATGGGGTCACCTATTAAAGTAGATGATATACAACCCGGTAGTATATGGACAAAGTATGGAAATTATAAAATGCGTAGCAATAAACTCCGTACAATTCAATCTAAAAATCAAACTAAAATTGGTATAGATGAATTAAGTTTACTACGAAAATATGCTATAGCTGGTGACATAAAACCTTTAATAGAGTACAAACTCGAACCATTAGATTTCGATATCATGAATCATCTCGCAATTGGAAACAAACTCAAACCGGCTGAAGTTTCGAAAGTTAAAAAGAAGATGCGGTTATTAATAAATGAGTGACAGTTCAGACGAAGTTGATGTTGAAGAACATGATGTCGTCCGTGTAAATGGGTGTGATATATATTATTACGGTGATGTCGACACGGAAAGTACACTAGAATTCCTAGACGAGTTTAAAAAGCTTGAGGTGGACTTACTCAAAAAAGCCATCGAACTACCCGGATACAAACCCACAATTCGTGTGCATATACACAGTGACGGTGGTGATGTTTTTTCGGGTTTGAGTATAATGGATACACTGAATTCGTCACGCGTGAATGTCGTGACGATCGCAGAGGGTACGTGTTGTAGTGCTGCGACTTTCATTTTATTGGGAGGAGGGGAGCGACTCATGGGAAGACATTCATTTATTCTCATTCATCAGTTGTCATCAGGATTCTTTGGTAAATATACCGAGCTGAGAGATGAAATGAAAACGTGTAAAAAAATCATGAAAACAATAAAAAATTTGTACATGAAGAAAACGTCGATCCCGAAAGAAAAGATGTCACAGTATATGAAACGTGACATGTATCTCGACTATGACGAGTGTCTCAAATACGAGATCGTTCACGGGCATTCTTAACGACTACGTACCGCCTGTACAAAAACACACCACCTATTATAATAAAACCCACACTGAGTGTGTTCATATTAAACGGAATGTTCGTTATCGGAGGAGGCTTAAGTCGCTCCATTCTCTCGTAATTTACAACGGGAATCATTCTACTATTACTATGAACACAATTTTTACTGCCGCTAAAAACGACAAGACGCGCTACATCGATATTATGAATAGAATTACACCTAAGTGAAGCTTATAAATTATAATATCAGATTATTACAATATGTCACTCGTTCCCATTAAATTGATTAAAAATGTTTCGACGAAAAATAAACTTCTCAATATCAAAGGTGAAAGCCCCGAGATTGACAAGAATGATTACATCGAATCTCGAATTCTTACAAACAAAAAAGCCAGTAATCTATTGGCTATAGAGGATGCTTCTGAAATTGCCAAATATTACCTCCATAAGAAGGGTAAGAATGGTGTATTCGAGCGAATTGCTAGAGATATCAAGAAAGAATCGGGTAAAGACTTCCGCTTTCTGTTCCGTAAGACTAGTTCGATGGAAAAAAGACCCATGGCTGCTAAGGGTCGTACTGGTACAGACTATATTCTCATGGAACATTCGTTCACAGATGGATCGGGTCATTATGGTATGTCCCGAGTTAATCATGTTAATAAGACTGCGTTGATTTATGACTCGATGAAAAATGAGGATTCCGATTTCGAGAGCCCACTCAAGACACTGCTGGGTAAGGGGTATAAGGTATCAAGTGGGACAATTCATGGATGTTACCCCCGTTTGAGGAACGCTTCCAGCACTGACTTAAATCCTCAACCCACGGGTGGATTTGTGTCACAGTCATTTAACGAATTCAAGAATAAGAACTACGCGGGTGGTCGTGGAGGTGTTCCTAAGAAAAATATGGAAGAATCTTTTGTTGTTTCCCAATACGACGAACTTTCTCAACATCATTTCTGTTATATGGAATCGTTTCTCGCCTTGATGGTGAATCTCGGAATGGTAAAACCCGGTCCACAAGATCCCCGTGAACGACTCGAGTACGTGAAGAAGTTCATTTGGGGTGTGATTTATAAATATGTTCCTAAATCGAGCCGTGACACGGTTCACTGGAAGTATTTCGAAAAACAATTCCCATATTTTATAGAGACGATGGGTTCGGATGGTAAACGTCTACCAATGAGACATGGTTATATTCAAGTTCCTCCCTTGAAGGGTACAGTTCAGTACAAATTGAAGAAGATACGTACACGCACTGATATTGACCAATCATGGAGCCTTAAGAAAATTGTCGACTGGTCCAGGGGTGTTCGTAAATGGATTGTACCTAAGTAGAGGTAGAAAATTGTAATTATCATCTAAAAA